GTTGTAACATTTCGCGAACTGGATTTGTTTCCTCCAATTTGCCTTGGACCTTTTGGTGATCCGTTTGCATTCCACTGACTTGATCTAGCTGGAAGCATGCCCCCTCGACGATTAACTCGTTTTCTAGGTGCTCTTCTTTTTGTTGTTTTTGGTTGTTGGGCCCCACGATTAGGACCTCTGCGACTCTTTGCAGTTTTATTAGGATTTTGACGTTTTGCGTTCATAATTCTTTTATGTGACTTAATTATCTTTCTTTCGTTTTCACATAATGATTGCATCCTAACAACCTCATAGTGTATTGTCTTTCCTATAAATATTTCTCTAATCTTTTCATCTGACAATATACCGCATTTGGCATCTCGCCAAGCTTGGTCTTCTGCGCACACCTTATCAAATTCTGATAGCAAGTGCGCTATTAATCCTCTACAAAATTTTCGGAAGATTAAATCTGTCCATCCTACCTGCAATAGAGCTGACGCTCTTTGTAACGTGGTTGCAGGGGTATGATGAGCTCGTGGTGCATACAACAATGTTGTCATCAGCTTTGCTCTATCATACAATGGTACTGCTTTATCGGCTATAAAAACAGTATGAGCTGATAGAAAATCTAAATCCACCGCAGGACGAGGTAACATTGAATCTGTTGTTGTTGTTACTCCTAAGATTTTCCATTCTTTAATCACGGATGTTGCATTAAAGAATTGATGTGCCCAATCAGACACTGTCCATGTATTATCATCTCCTACTAGCACTTTTGATGTATGTTCCTCAAAATCTCTATACACTGGTTCTATTAAGGTTTCCTCGTTTTGTTCATTTCCACAAAAACGATCCCAGTTAATTATCCATGCATATGCTAACAAGGTATACAATATTAATGTATTGTCATTAATTGTATTTACTGATCCTGATGGGTTTCCACCTTGTTTCATCATTATTACTCCTGTTGCTGTAATTACTAGTGTGTTCACTAAATTACGATAATACGTTTGTATCCGTGCTAGATTATCTGGTGTTCGGTCTTCAACTCGTAACATTC